TCTCCCTTGAATTGGTGGTGCAAATCGCTGCCAAATAGATTAGTCATTCTTAGTAACTCCGTACTTGGTCATGCGCTCGTTGGATTCGCGTACCCTCTCCGAGAACTCACCCCCAAGGGCAGTGTATCCTGCCTTGTCCGTCCATGAATCGTCGTGGTCAATAGTATTGAGCAGCCGCGCTGTCTTTACCCAGTCCATCATCAACACAACGTGCTGCGCAGTCAGGTAGCCGTGGCTTATCAGAGCCCCGTTCATGATGATGTTCCACCCCTCTGCGATCCTGCTGTGGTTGTCGAACGCATCGCCATAGTCCTTGGCCCTCTGTCCATTGATCAGTTCTTTTGCAGTGTCCAGTATTTCATCACGTTTCATTTTATAATCTCCAAGTTAACGGGTCTTTGTTTTGGCCTAACGCTAGTCTTTACAGCAGTCGGATGGTCATACGAATAGAAGATATGATACCCAATACGCGCAACCCTATGTAGTTTCTTGCGCCAAACTGGTCGAACATCTGGTGTGTGGTAGTGATCAGCGGTACTGGGTGGCAAGATGTCGGGATCTTTTATGATATCAACCGCAAGTTTTTGTGCTGCGGCCCAAGCCACCTCGTCCCTGGGGGTAGGTGCATTGCCCTTTCTATAGAACGAGAACTGACGGTCTTGAGTGATGACAGCGCACATAGACGATGGCCACCTTCGAGACTCCATGCGGTTCATGATCACTTTAGCCACCATTAGCTGGCCGTGGATTGGTTCACCTCTGGCCTCATGGTATAGGGCCAGCGATAAACATGCCGCCGCCGCTATCAAAAGAACTGCGCCGCTACGGTAACCGCAATAAGAAAGTAGGCGAACACAATCACCCACGGAGATATACGCTTAATTATTTCTTCTATCATATTGTGTACCTGTAATCGTGGTTGGATTGTAGGATGTACAGAGAGTGTCTTGCCCTTGTGACGCCAACGTAGAACGCACGATGCTCGTCGTCAGGGTGCTTGCTCTCGACACACGCCTTGGTGGACGCGGTATATACCACGCAGTTGTCATCCTCTCCGCCCTTCATGGCGTGGAACGTAGAGATATTAATCCGTGACGGGGACATAAGATCGTCGCCCCTGCGCTGCATAGCCTCGATGTACAGGCGCATGCTCCTAGGCACCTTCAACACATCGTATGCCGCAGAGTCCGCGCCGCGCAACAAACCGTAGTCCGCCTTCAGTGCATCCATGTCTAGCTCTGCTTCTGGGTCCAAGGTGTCCAGCCGTTGGGTAGCCCCGCGCTTTACCACCGCGTCATCGCCCTGCTTGGGGAGCCCCGAGTACAACTTCTTGATGCGCTCAACGCCCAGCTTCTTATCCTGGCACAGATCCTCCCATGCCATGAGGTTCTCAATGAGCTTCTCCGATATGCTGGACCGTCCCTTGATCGAGAACTTAAAGCCAGTATTGTAGAACCACTTCGCCATCTCTCTGACATAGGTGTTTGTCCTTGCCATCACGGTCCACGATCCTTCGCTGAACGGGATGTCTTCCATGTTCCAAACAAATTCTACCTCGCCCAGTTCCTCACGAGCAAGAAACTCTTTATCAACACGGGAGGTAATCTTCTGAACGATATGCTGGGACAACCTATGGACGGACTCAGGAATGCGGTACGACTGTTTTAAAATCTCTACATCATCAGACGCATTGATAAACAGGTCTACATTCACACCAGTCCATCGGTGCACAGCCTGATCGTCATCTCCGGCAATGATTGTGTACTGCGAGAACTCGGCCAGCTTCTTTGCCATCTCCCACTGCAACGGTGTAAAGTCTTGAGCCTCATCAATAAACAGGTAGTCAAGGTGGGGCGGCTCCCCTATCTCGATGTACTTGTCGATCATATCAACAAAGTCATACTTGCTCATCGTCTGCTTGTACTCTTCGATCTGAGCACTAACTTGCTCGAGCTTCGGGTAGAACAGGGTTCGGTCGGCGGCTTCGTTAAACTCTCGGTCCAAGGATATCATACGGTATCGTGCACGAGTAATCATCTGAAGGTACTGGGCTCCTGATCCTCCGAGCGTAGGCAGGTTTATCCCATCATCCACGCTGGTCCGGTCCTTGCCTTCGAAGTCCAGCCCCACTATGGCGCCGACCTCTTGGTAGTCCGAGACCTGCATAACGTCTTGAGATTGCAAGCCCAGCCCATTGAACCCAAACGAATGGCTCGTCCGCATGTATGGAAAGTCCGTAGGTTGCAACGAGAACTCAGCACACGACCGAGTAACCATCTCTTCTATAGCCTTGCGAGTAAACGAGATCACCCCGATGCGAGACGGATGGGTGCCTGCTTCCAAGGCGCCCTTGATCTCTTGGATCAGGCGATATGTTTTGCCGCAGCCAGGTGGCCCTAAGATTAGTTTTGAATTAGGTATCATAGAGCCTTCCCCCTTGGCCTGCTGTTCACCCAGTCCTCAATCTCGGTAAGCACCCATCGGCTGGATGACCGCTTGCTGTGCTCGTCTCCAAGCACAATCGGTTGAGGGAAGTCGGTCTTCTGAGCCACCAGTTTGTAGATGTATGACTTGGACACACCCAACATCTCGGCAACTTCTCCTACGCGCAGGAGTCTATTAGAAGGGTATGTCATCTTTCATCTCCTTGATTGGTAGTTCAACTTTGTCTGCTTCAAACGCGGGGATCCACCAGCAACGGATCGTGGTGCGCGTTCCGTCAGACTTGTGGATGTTCTGGTGGGATGAGTCGCCACCCATATCTCGAATCATCTGAATTAAATGACCGCGGTTCTCGACCTTGAACCTGCGGTGGTGCAGGTATTCAATCAGTCCCTCCAACTTAAACATAGTGGTGCCTCCGTCTGTCCAAGGCTTGCCCATATCCATCTCTTCTGGGGCCATGGCCCTGATCTGACTGGTGCAATAGGATTGCAGGTGATCTTTAAACTGTCCTTTGATCGTGGCTTCTTCCGGCACATCAAGATGCGTAGCCGTCTGCATCAATTGATTGATCATCGTCTGCCACTTCTGAGGTTTAACTGTCGGCGGCATGATGTTCATCTGCTCCATACAAGCACGTTGCCACAGAACTTGGTTCTGCAACTGCTCGGTTGTAAGCTGGATGCGGCCGCCGTTTACGTCCATGAAATATACACGGGGTTCAGACAACAGGATCGTCAGTCCTCCCACCTCGGGCGCATCAGGGGCATCCTTACCTATCCCAAACTTACGCACGGCACACACGACTGGATCACAGTAACTCTTGAACGGTTGGTCCTTGCATGTGTAGCCCCAGTCCTTCTTGGTCAGAGACTTGCGGAGGTTCAGGATTTCATGTGACGGCAATGGCTCGGCGCAGAGAGTACGGTTGTCTTCCTCAAGTCTGTTCTCCCAGTCGTCGCTGTATTTGAGCTTGTCATAGACGCCACACATAAACATAGTCTTGTTGCGCTCGTCATTGATCGGCCCCTCGGCAAACAGATGCTCCAGGCACGGCGGCCCATCGGTGAAATGCTTACGCTCTCCCGCAAACTTCAAGCCCTCAAGCTCTGGCAAAGAAATTCTAGCCTTCTCTACTGCATCAAGGAACTCATCAAGCTCCATCGCTTCGTTCTTCTCGTCAAAGCAGTACCTCTGGGGTAGCTCGGCGTTGAAGTAGGGCATGTTAATAAAGTTGCCCACATCTCCACGCTCGGCAATGATCGTGTCCTGCTTCGGGAATATCTCGCACCCGCTGTAGCCCAGCGCAATCGACATCTCCGACAGGTAATCTCTAACTTGTGCTGCCGTCTCCCAGTCCTGCATAAACAAATACAGGTGGGCACCGCCCGACTTGGACCGGCAGTGCATCAAAGGTAGCTTCATCTTTTGTATCTTAGCCTGGAGCTCGGCGTGGTTTAGATCGTAGACATCTATATCCAGACAGCCGAACTGGCATTTGTTCTCATCAGTAATAGGAATTGCGCCGACACCCTGCTTCCCATCAATGTGGGCCTGCACTAGCGCCTCGGTCAACGGCTCTCGGATTATTCGGCTCTGTGACTCGGCCTTTCCGTTACGGCCTACCCGTCCGACAATAGTTGTGCCATGTGCATTACCCGCCCCCGCAAAGGTGGCCAGCAACCTGCTTGCTTGTGACATCTTCTGCTCCTTGTTGGTGAAAAAAGGGGGACACTTGATTGGGACATGTGTCCCCCCTAAAGCTGCTACCTAGAACGGGATGTCATCGTCCAAAGGTTTAGTGGCGGCGGGAGTGGAGCTCCCCTCCTCCGACACAGCTTTTGCTTCACCCGCTGCCACGCTATCTCTGAACGCTTTGGCTTCGAGCATGAGGTCACGGTCTTCGATCAGACCGAGCTTCTCAATAGAGTAGTTAAACCACGAACCTTGGTCATTGCTCTCTTCGACAGTGGTAAACTTCCACTGCGTTGCGAACAAGGGTGGTGTGATCATTTTCCCTGTCGTAGGGTGCTTGATCTTCTGCATAGCAATCTGGGTCTTCCAACGGCGGCTGACCTTCAACTGCGTAGACTTCATGTCAATCACGACAGGCTGACTAATGCCGTCCCCGTCTATCACCAAGCAGTAATGCTGATCCGACTTCACTAGCTCGTTGCCAGTAGGTAGGATTTCTTTGGCTCCTTGGCGCTCGGTGCGCTGTAAGATAGGATCGGTTGGGCTGATCTCGCCACGAAATCCTCCGCCTTGATCACGCGGTGTGAACTCCAGATACTTAGTGGTCTGGTAGCATGGGATCACTGTGACGCCCTTGTCCGCAGCAAAGAACTGTTGGGTGACAGTATTAAACATGTCGCCCTGTTCAGCGCCCTCGATGTAGTCTGCTTCGCGCTTCTTCAACTGTGGTGACATAGCTTGAAGCACACGAACGAACGGGATCTGCATCTCGCTACTGTCGTATGTTGCGCCTTCACCCGCGAACTCAAGGATGTCGTCCATTAAGTCTGTGCTTAACTCTGCACTTTTTTTCGTAGCTACTTGATTACCCATTATGCTTTCCTCTTTATCTGTGCTGTGTTTGTTACGAATGCCCCGAACATGTCGAGATCAATCGCTTTACCATCTGTGATGCGCTCCCGTACGAACGCCTTCAATGTGGATGGATGTACATGCGTCTTGGTACTTGGATCAAAGCCGCGCTCCTGCAACAGTCCGACCACGTCGCCTGCTACATTGTCTTGGCCCTTGCCAAAAGAAAGAATGACATCGTTCTTTATGATGTCGTCTAGCTTGTTGTCGCGTAGCCAATCATACGCTTCCTCCCTACGGTCAACAGGGATCGATGCGCTAACAACCATCCTCCGCTCTACAGTAAGGCCGTCAACATCCAAACGCTCAACACCCATCTCGTCCATTAGAGCGGGGATGTTTTCCACAGAGAGCTTATGCTTCTTTTGCTTGAGTGATTTAAGGTGGGTTTCAGAAGTAGTAATTTGATCTTCTACCTCACGTAGTTTTCGAACCAGTTGGCTGAGTTGCTTTCCAGTTCCTACATCAATGTTGGCGACTGCGTC